AGAGAATCTCAAAGAGCTGTTGATGTTCCATCTTATCAAAATACATTTCGTAGATTATTATTAAGTCAATGGACAGATTCTTATTCTGCTTGGCTAACAGCTAAAGAATGGGATGATTGTTATGTTGAATATGATTATAAAAGTTTAGAAGGCAAACAATGTTGGGGAGGAATTGATTTAAGTACAACAAGAGATATTAGTGCTGTTGTATTATTGTTTTATGAAAATGAAAAGTTTATTATATTACCTTTCTTTTTTATACCTAAAGACAATTTAAAAAATAGAAGAGATAGAGATGGTGTTGATTATGAAATGTTTGTTAGAGATAATCATGTAATAGCAACAGAAGGAAATGTAATTGATTACAATGTTATTAAAGAAAAGATAAATGAATTAGGAAATAAGTATAAGATTCAAAGCATTTCTTACGATCGTTGGAATGCATCAATGCTTGTAAGTTCTTTAATTGATGATTATGGAATTAATATGTCAGCTTTAGGAATGGGATTTGTTAGTCAATCAGCTCCCACAAAAGAATTAGAAAAATTAATATTAGAAAAAAAAATAGTTCATAATAATAATCCAGCAGCTAATTGGATGTTGTCAAATGTTTCTCTTCAAGAAGATCCAGCTGGTAATATTAAAATTTCAAAAAGCAAGTCAAAATCTAAAATTGATTTTGTTGCAGCTTTAATATTAGCATTAGCTGATTACATGAGTTGTGAATCTGGTGATAGTGTTTATGATACAAGAGGAGTATTATCTTTTTAATGTTAATAAATAGGGGTTAAATTATTTTTTTTTAGTTTTTTATAATCGTATTATTGTGAAAATAAAAATTTTACTTTGAGCTTATTAGATAGAATTAAAAATGTTTTTGTGCCTACTCCGAATAAAGTTGAGAACAGAAACTTAAATTTTACCAATGGATTGTTTGCTGGTAATGATATTACTAATGACAAAGCTTTAACACTAACTGCTGTTTGGTGTGCAATTAGATTGTTAGCTGAAAGTGTTTCTGCAATGCCTATTTCGGTTTATTCAAAACAAGCAAATGGTGATAAGATAGAAGATGTAAAAAATCCAATATATAATTTACTAAAATTTAAGCCAAACTTTTATCAAGATAAAGTAACTTTTTTTGAGTATATGATGCTCTCAATTTTAACTGAGGGAAATTCTTATGTAAGAATTATTAGAAATAATAGTGGTACTCCAACACAATTAATCCCATTAAATCCAAATGATGTTACTGTTGTGGTAAATAACAATGAGCTTTTTTATCAAATGGATGGCTCAAGTGTTTTAGATTCTTCTGATGTATTGCATATTAAAACTTTAACTGATGATGGAATAACTGGAATTTCACCTTTGCAGCAATGTGCAAAGTCATTAAAATGGTCTGAGAGTTTAGAAATCTTCGGAAACAATTTTTTTGCAAATGGAGCAAAGCCAAGTTCAATATTGCAAACTGATAGAGCTTTATCTGATTCAGCATTAACAAGATTAAAATCAAGTTTTAATAATACTTATGGTAATTTAAAAAGTAGTAATTCAACTATTGTTTTAGAAGAGGGTTTAACATTTAAACCAATTTCATTAAGTCCAGACCAATCACAATTTCTTGCATCAAGAGAATTTTCTATTGCAGAGGTTGCTCGTATTTTTAGAGTGCAACCACATTTATTAATGGATTTAACAAAATCAAGTTTTAATAATATTGAAATGCAAAGCCAGGAGTTTTTAACTTATACTTTAATGCCATACATTAACAGAATAGAAGCTCAATTAAATTTAAAATTATTTAGGTCAAATCAATTAGGAACTACATTTGTTGAGTTTAATGTAAATGGTTTATTAAGAGGTGATGCAAAAACAAGAAGTGAAGCATATAAAACTGCAATTACAAACGGATATATGTCAATTAATGAGGTTAGAAGAAAAGAAAATCTTAATGGAATTGAAGGTGGTGATAAACATTTTATGCAAATGAATATGACTACAATAGAAAAAATAGGAACAGATGCTGATGAAAATACTGCATCATAAAAAAATATAATATGGAAAAAAGAACATTTAACATAGAAACAAGAGTTGATACAAATGAAGAAGGAAGAGATATTGTTGTTGGTCATGCATCTGTTTATGATTCAAAATCAAATGATTTAGGTGGGTTTTTTGAATATATAGAAAGAGGAGCATTTACTCAAGAGTTAATTGATAAATCAGATGTAAGAGCATTAATAAATCATGATCAAAATTTAGTTTTAGCAAGAAGTACATCTGGAACATTAAATTTAAGAGCTGATGAAAAGGGTTTAAGATATGAGTTTGAAATGCCAGAAACATCTTATGGAAAAGATTTAGCTATATCAATGAAACGTGGTGATATTAGTCAATCATCTTTTGCTTTTACTGTGGGTGCTGATGAATGGTCAACAAATGATTTAGGTGAAAACATCAGAACTATTAAAAAAATTGATATGCTTTATGATACTGCAATTGTAACTTATCCAGCATATAGTCAGGCAGAATCTGATTTAGTAGTTGCTCAAAGAGGTTTAAAAGAATATCAAGAAAGTTTAGTTGAAGAAACTAAAGAAGATATAAAAGAAGAAACAGAAAACAATTTAGTGGTGGGATCTCTTACATCATTAAAAATTGAATTAATAAAGAGAAAATAATAATAAAAAATTTTAAAATGAAAACATCAATCATATTAAAAGAAGAAAGATCTGATATCATCTCTCAGTTAGAAGCAATAAAAGATGTTGCAACAACTGAGAATCGTGATCTTTCTTCTGAAGAAAACAATGAAGTAGATGGATTAATTACGGAAGTAGATAATCTTGATGCTAAAATTGAAAGATCTGAAAAACTAGAAACTATTAAAAGAAATAGTGCAGTTGTATCTGGTATAACAGCTACAAAAAAAGATAAAGATTTAGAAAAATTTACTTTTCAAGGTGCTATAAGAGCTGCACATTCTGGTAATGTTTCTGGATTATATAAAGAATTAGATCAAGAAGCAAGAAATGAAGCAAGATATACTGGTCAAAGTTTTAAAGGTTATGCAATACCATCTTCAATTTTAACAAGAGCTTCTGTTGAAAGTACTGCTGTAAATTCTGTTGAAACAATGAGTTTTACTGATCAATTAGAAGCAAATTTAGTATTAGCATCTGCTGGAGCGAATTTTTATGGAGGAGTAAATTCTATGAAATTTCCAATTTTTAGTGGAATAGATTCTACTTTTGTTTCAGAAGATGGATCAAATGGAACTGTTGCAACAAATGGAACAGCAACATCTGTATCTTTAACACCATCTAAATTAATTTCTATTGTTAATATGTCGCAAGAAGCAATGGTACAAAATCCAGGTCTTGAAGCTGCATTAAGAAGAAATATGGCTGCTAATATTGCTTCTACTTTAGAGGGTGCTTTATTAGGAAATAGTGATGTAACTAATGCACCAGATTCTATATTTTTAGATGCTGCACAATTAACAGATGGTGCATTAAATAAAGCAAATGTTAATTTATTAGAAGAAACTGTTTTAGCTGCAAATGTAAATTTACAAGGTGCTAGAATGGCTTATTTAATGAATCCAGCTGGTTATAGTAAAGTTAGAACAGAAGCTCAAGTTGCTGATGTAAGTGCTGTTTATGATATGAGAGATAAAACTGTTAATGGTTACTTTAGTTTTATATCATCTAATGTTGGTCAATTAGCCGCTGGAAAAGATGCTGCTATTTTTGGAGATTTTTCAAAAGTACATATTGCTCAATTTGGTGGTTTAGATATACTTTTTGATCCATATACAAATTCTGCAACAGGTCAGCCAAGAATGGTTATTACTGGATTATATGGTGGAGCTGCACTACAAGCTGCAAGTGCTTTTGCAGCAGTACATGAAGCATAGTATTTAATATTTAATAATATTTAAAGGGGTGGTGGAATAACCATCACCTCTTTTTTTTAAACTAAATAATATGAATAATTATTATAACATAAATAACATCAATAATGTTGCATTGCCAACTATGAGAACATTTCAAGTTGTTACTCCAGCATCTACTTATCCAGTTTCTTTAACTGAAGCTAAAGCTCATTTAAAAGTGGATATAAATACTGATGATACTTTAATAACTAATCTTATTATTGCTTCAACACAATTAAGTGAAGAATACACAAATAGATTTTTTATTAATACTGTAATAAATCAAACTTGCACAACATTTCTTGATTTAAAGCAATTATATAAAAGTAAAGTTGTTAGTGTTACTCATGTTAAATATTATGATTCTGATAATACATTGCAAACATTAGCATCAAGTAATTATGTTGTAAATAATCAATTTGAACCATCACAAATAAATTTAGTTGTTGATGGTAGTTTTCCAGATATAGCTGATAGAATTGATGCTGTTGAATGTAAATATACTGTTGGTTATGGTGCTGCAAGTGATGTTCCAAATGCTATTAAACAAGCTATTCTTTTGACTATTGGTAATTGGTATGCTAATAGA